TCTCTGCTGTTGCTCTGCGTTTACCAACAAACCATGCTGCTGCAGCAGTTAACGAATTAGATATAAGTAGAATAATAGTATCGTTCATAATAAATTAAATTCCTCCCCATAAACAAGCGTACTCAGGACCAGAATAATATCCAATACCACTTCTTTGAAATCCTGTTGCTATATCATATCCTGAATATCTACCAAGAGACATTTCAACTCCTGAGAAATAGTTTTTACCCAAGTGTGGTTGCATACCATTTCTTGTTGAGTAGTTGAATACAGACGGATATAAGTTTGAATTCCAAATGATTTGTTCAATCATTCTTTGCTCAAAGAATTGAGACCTGTCATTAGCCGCTGTCTGCATGTATTCCATCTCTTTGATTGTTACAGTATTCTCGGCTCCATTAACAATACCATTGTTTTTGATACGCATAAATACAGATGGTAAACATTCTGCATACGCAGCCCAAATTAATAATGGTTGTGCGAAATATTCTAAAAAGTTTTGGTCATTCGTACTTAAGTTTGAATTAATTACACCTTCCAATAATTCCTTATAGTATTTTCCACCAATGATATATTCCAATTTTGTTTGTTGTACGACCGCAATAAAGGGTAATAAAACTGCTGAAGTAACATTTTGGTCAATGTCCGTAAAGTTTTTGATTTTCTGCTCACTAATCAGTAAGACATTTTGAGGAATTAATGCTGACATATTATACTATGGTTTCGTTTGTTTTATCAGTAACATCTTTATTCACATCAACTGTTTCAACAGGTGCTGCGTCAGGGATGGTTACCATCTCGAATTGTTTAATTTCAATCTCCGCTGGTTTGTTATCTCTCAATCTTAATAACTTTTCGAATACTGTTTTAATTTCACTTTGAATTGGATTGATAACCAAGTGTTGGAAGTGGTCCTGTGCTTCAAGGTGATTTGGTGTACCTAAAGCCGATGGAGTACGAACTCCCAATAATTCAGGACTTGAAATTTGATGTGATGTAAGGATAGCCTCTTGAACTTTCTTAGATAATTCGATAAACATTGTATCAGAACCATTTGTACCAATTGGAGTAATTTCAGGAGCCTCTTCTTTTGAATTTGAAAAGGTCAGCATCAATTTTCCTGGATTGTTGCTTCCCCCGTATTTCGCCGACAAAGTTTCGAATATCTCTTGTCTTTGTTCAGGAGCAGGAATTCCTGAGTTCAATGCGACAAATAAAGATGGTTGTAGACCATTCACGATGTTTGAATGGAACCAGTTATAGATTTCAACCTCTGTTGAGATTGCAGTTGAACCTCCCCAATATGTTGGGGTTGCATAATATTCATTACCTGGTGAGTGTGTTGTATAATAGAATACTTGTGAAGGCTCATCAGCATTGAAATTCATCGCTGGTAATTTTCTTGGTGGGAACTTCTTTGGATTTGACCAATCAGATGAATAGTAGTATTCATTTACTCGGTCATTGATATCACTTCTACCCGCTCTTAATTTTGAGGTATCCATAGAATATAGTTCGAACCCTAAATCCCTATCGCGTTTATAAACGACATTCAAACTGAACGCACCGTATAAAATGAAATCGAGGGTACACTTATTCCAAATATCATATAAAGAATCTCCCAATGAGTTTACCATTTGTAGACGAGAATTATCCCCGTCCTTCAACGATATTTCTTCTCCCCTAACTCCATACCACTTTGACATTATACTTGCTCTATGGGTCGGAGAACTGTTATATAGACGAATTAATTCTTGTGGTGCAAGGTTTGCGATACCATAGAAAACCCATGGCGTTCTTGTGTTATATCCTGGCTGTTCTTCAATGATTGGTACTCTTGCTTGAGCGAAGTCAAACACTTTGAATAAATCATTATCTAATTTCTTTTCTTCCATATATCTATAAATATATTATTTTGTCCTGTTAATCATTACCAAGTATTATACTGATATTTTGTTTTCAGATAGTTCATCACTTGTGAGTATTGACCACTTGTTAATACTCTATTATAAACAATGAATTCAAATATTTCTATGTTTGTACCTGTTGTTGAATTAGGGTCATATCCGAAGTTCAAACTATCAGCGGTCGTTCCTGTAAATGTTGTTGTTCCACTTGTACCAACTGTATCATTAAATGATGCGGTAAAGAATGAACCACTTTGTCCTGATGTTGCAAGTAATAAAGGAGCAATTGTTCTTGTAGGTGATGTCGAAGAACCTGGTGTCTTTCTAGTTATTGATGTTGTAGATGTATCTCTTGACTGCCAACTCCATGAATTATTGTTTGCTCCTGTTGTGAACAAATCAATAGACCAACCAGTTGCATCTGTGTTGTTAACTTTCATAACGGCAAATACTGTTGATGCTGAATAATTTGTTGAAGTGAAACCTGCTCCTGTCATAAAATCTCTACTAACATATTGAACAGAAGTACCACTAAATGAACCTAAAGTTGAACTAACTATTTGAGGTTGTCTAGCTAAAGTTCCTTGATTCAGTTGACCACCTAATAAACCAAGATTTGTCCAAGCGGATACAGATGCACCACTTGTAGAAACATACCAATGTTGTAAATTAGTTAAACCTGATGGACTAAATGGTGGTGGTGTTGCACTTGGAGTAGGTGTTGGACTAGTTGTACTTGTTGGAGTATTTGTTTGTGTAGGACTAACCGTAGGAGTATTAGTTTGAGTTGGACTCACACTTGGGGTAGGTGTTGGAGTTACTGCTGCAGTTCCTGTTGGAGTTGATGTAGCAGTCGCAGTAGGTGTTGGAGTGATAGTCCAATTGTTATAGTTCCATTTGTTCTTCAAATAAACCAATACTCTATTTTGTTCACTTGAAGTCAGGATTCTGTTATAAAGAATAATTTCATATAATGTTCCGATTGAATCAGCAGCAACATCTGACATTCTAATACCTGTCATTGTTGTACCAGCACTAAATGTACCACTTGTACTTGATGGTGATGAATCATTCAATGTACCACTAGCAGAACTTGAATTACCTGAAATATTAAATAACGCATAAGGGTATTTGCTTCTTGTAGTCCAGTTATTGAATTGAACCTTTCTACCTGGCGTTCTACCTTCAATAGTATTGTTGTTTGTATATTGAGAAGAAATACCCTCACCATTGTTTGTATCAACTTGGAATTGTAATGAGTTCGTCTCATTTGGTTGATAAGATACAATGAATAAAGTATTTCCTGATGGTACCGCTCCTGATGTTGCACCACTCATGTTAATTTGTGCTCCACTAAATGTAATACCTGAATATGGTAATCCATTTGCGAACTGAACCAATTGTGGTTGTAATGATGTGTTGGCTTGAGAAACAACAGCACCTGTGATACCACTCCAAGATGTAACAAATGTTGTTGGACCACTAACTCTTGTTGAATAAGTTGTAGCACTTGATGCGTCAAACCATTGGAATAAATCTGTTAAGTCAGTAGGTACAAATGGTGGAGTCGTAGGAGTTGGAGTAGGTGTTGATGTTCTTGTTGGACTCGGACTCGCAGTATTAGTAGGTGTCTGCGTTTGAGTTGCAGTGTTAGTTGGTGTTGTAGTATTAGTAGGTGTCTGCGTTTGAGTATTAGTCGGAGTTGGACTCGGAGTAGATGTTGCAGTCGCAGTCAATGTTGTTGTAGTTGTAGGAGTAGGTGTTGATGTATTGGTTGGTGTTGGCGTAGGAGTAGATGTACTCGTCGAAGTTGGACTAGCAGTTAAAGTTGTTGTTGTAGTAGGCGTCTGTGTCTGTGTTTGAGTAGGTGTCTGTGTCGCAGTATTAGTTGGAGTATTGGTAGGAGTTTCAGTAGGGGTTGCAGTTGATGTTCTTGTAGGTGTCGGAGTTTGACTAGAAGTATTAGTAGGGGTATTTGTCGGAGTAGATGTTGGAGTCGGTGTCATTGATTCCGTTGGTTCTGGTGTTCTTGTATTGGTAGGTGTTTGAGTTTGAGTTGCAGTATTTGTAGGAGTGTTGGTAGGAGTTGGAGTATTTGTTGGTGTTGCACTCGCAGTTGGAGTTGGTGGATTCAACTCATTTGGTGCAAATATATAGTTGGAGTTAAACTCATTGTTAGATATGAATTCAACATAGTATTCGTTTGTTGTGTCAGCAGATGTTACAATCACAACGGCTTGACCATATTCAACAGCACCATCAGATAATGATGGATTCAAGTTTCCTGAACCAGCAGGTTGTTGAAAGATGGCATAACTATATAAGCCTTCGTATGGGAACGCAATTTCATTTGGTCCTTGTCCTTCGATAAATTCAAACTCATCATATCTACTTCTTGAAACAGAAATATCAGTTGGTATAAATCTAACTTGTTGTTTGGAAAAA